CACCGGAGATAACCCATGAGCGCTTTGACTTCTGACCGCAGCACCCCGGCCCGTGACGGGCGGCTGCTGCCCCAACCCGTCGCGGCCTCGGCCGTGATTCACGCCGGCGGCCTGGTGGCCCTGAATGCCACCGGCTATGCCCACGGCGGCGCCTTTGCCGCCAGCGATACCGTGATCGGCCGCGCCGAGCAGGCGATGGACAACACCGGCGGCGCCGACGGCGCCAAGAGTCTGATCGTGGGCCGCCATCAGGTCTATCGCTTCGACATCGCCACGGGCGACCCGGTGACCCAGGCGGACGTGGGTAAGACCGTGTTTGCCGTAGACGACATCAACATTGCCCGCACCGATGGCGCCAACCCATCCGCCACCCCGGCAGTCGCCGCCTCCCGTCCCGCCGCCGGCAAGCTGGTAGGGGTGGATGCCGACGGCGCCTGGGTGGATATCGCCTAATTTTGCCTGCCGGGCAAGCGCCCGGCCTACAGGAGAAACAACATGATCGTCGACCGCGCAGCACTTGAAAACATCTTCGTGGCGCTGCACACGGAATACACCAACGCCTTCGGCGCCGCCCCCACGAGCTGGGCCAGGGTGGGCATGAAAATCCCGTCCACCGGCAGCCTGAACGACTACAAGTGGCTGTCCAAGTTCCCGCGCATGAAGAAATGGGCGGGTGAGAAGACCCTGAAGCAACTCGAAGGATTCCGCTACGTGATCGAGAATGACGACTTCGAGGCCACGGTGGAAGTGGACCGCAACGACATCGAAGACGACCAGCTGGGCATCTACAGCCTACAGGCGCGGGATGCCGGCTTCAGTGCCGCGCAGCTGCCGGATGAGATCGTGTTCGCCCTGGTGGCCAGCGCCTTCGTCACGCCCTGTTTCGACGGCAAGCCCTTCTTCGCCAGCGATCACCCGCTGTTTGACGAAAAGCGCAAGCTCAGCTTCAGCAACAAGTTCGACCTGAAGCTCTCGGCCCTGTCCCAAGCCAAATCCAAGGCCTCCCTGGGCGAGGCGGCCATGCGGATGCGCTTGTTCACCGACTACGAGCAGCGGCCCCTGAACGTGATCCCCGACACCCTCCTGGTCGGCCCCGCCCTCCTGGATGTGGCGAACACGCTCTACGTCAATGACCGCCTGGATGACGGCAAGGCCAACCTCTACAAGGGCTTGTACAAGCCCGAGGTATCGCCCTGGATTCGGGATGAAAGCTGGAGCCTGCTGGATACGAGCAAGCCGATCAAGCCCTTCATCTACCAGGAGCGCAAGGCGCCGGCCTTCGTACAGCAGATTGACCCGACCGCCGAGAGCGTTTTCATGAGGAAGAAATTCCGTTTCGGCGCCGAGGCCCGCGCCGCTGGCGGCTACGGCTTCCCGCAACTGGCTTTCGGCTCCACCGGCACGCAAGACCCGGCCTAAACCACTCACTCACTCACCCACCCGGATAAACGGCCATGCTCTACGCCATGCCTCAAGACTACTTCAGCGCCTTCGGTGAGCAGGAAGCCATCCAACTCACCGACCGGCAAGGGGTGGGCGCGGTGGACGGCGGCGTGCTGGCCGCGGCCCTGGCGTCCGCCTCGGGCGTGATGGACGGTTACATCGGCGGTCGCTATGCCTTGCCGCTGTCCACCACCACGCCGCTCCTGAAAAAAGTTTGTCTTGATCTGGCCCGTTTCGAGTTGCACGGCAACCAGGCCGGAGACATTGTGGTGGAGCGCAAGAAAGACGCCTACCGCACCCTGGAAGGGGTGAGCCGGGGCGGCGTGGATCTGGGGCTGGATGCCGGCAATCACCCTGCGCCGACCGACAAGAACCGCGTCAGCTTCGGCGCCGGCCGGCCCAATGTCTTCGGGGGCCGGGCATGAGCGGCTTTTTTGATCTGGACGCCTTGATTGAGGCCCGGCTGCGTGAGGCGGTAACGGCCGTGCCGGCGGATCAATTTTTCTTCCCGGCCAGTCTGGAAGGGATTCTCGGCAAGTCGAACGCGCCGATCTCGCTTCATGTCTGCTACCTGGATTACGCCCCCAGCGGCTTTGATGGCTGGGATTCCACCGCGCCCCTGAAACATCGCTATGCAGTGGTGGTCGGGGTGCAAAACAAGGATCAGCAAAAGCCCGGCCCGGCGCTACGCGCCACGGCGGCGCCGATCCTGGGGCAGGTTATTGATGCCCTGCGCGACTGGCAGCCGGAGGAGGGCGATTTTCGGCCCGGCCATCTGGCGCCGGCCCCGGAAATCAAGCATGAGCCGGGGTTTGCCTACTACCCCCTGGCCTTTTACTTCGCACAACACTTTTAAGGAGCCATCATGGCCAACAGCAATATCGGAAAATCCCGCCGTGGCGTAGGCTTCGTGTCCCTGGGCGCCTATGCGCCGGCCGCGGAAGACCGCATTCTCAAGGCCACGGGCAACACCGCCGCTTTCCAGATCACGCCGGAAACCGAGAGCAACGAAATCCCCTACACCGGCGGCCCCGGCGGCCTCTATGGCCTGGACGTGCGGGTCAAGGCCGTTTCCATCTCCCTCTCGTTTGACGACTGGCGCCCGGAATTGTGGGCCGCGGCCTCCCAGGGCAGCCTGGCCGACGTGACAGCCGGCGCCGTGGTGGCCGAACCGCATAAAGCGCACCTTGGCGCATTGGTGCGCGCGGCGCATATCATGGATCTGTCGGTAGTCCCGGTTATCAAGGACAGTACCGGCACCACGACCTTCCTTGCCGGAACGGATTACACCCTGGACCAATACGGCGCCGGCATCGTGCCCCTGGTGGGCGGGACGATCACGGAGGATGAAGTGCTGCACTTCGGCTATACCAAGCTGGCGCACCAGGTAATCCAGGGCCTCATCAAGCCGGGCGCCGAGTATTCGCTGTTCTTCAGCGGCATGAACGCCATCACCGGCAAGCCGGAGCAGACCGACATTTTCCGGGTGGTGCTGTTCCCGGATGGCGCCCAGGACTTGATCCTGACCAAGCCCGGCCCGCTGAAACTCAAGGGCACCGCGCTCATGGACCCGTCCGTGGTCTTCGATCCGGCCAACCCGCTGAGTCAGTTCTACCAGATCAAGAGCGCCTGATAACCCCGCATCCTCTGCTGGGCTTGGGGGCGGCTCAGGCCGCCCCTTTTTTGTAGGGTGCGCCATGCGCACCGATTGAATGGTGCGCATGGCGCACCCTACCCATGGAGCACGCAATGCGACTCGAAAAAACCCTTTCCTTTGATTCCGGTTCCGTGACTGTCACGGAATTGACCGTGGGCGAAGTCCGCGCCTGGCTGGCAGATGAAGGCAGGCTGGACACCACGGCCTTTGATCTGCTGCTGGTGGAAACGCTCTCTGGCGGCGACTTGCTGCCGGCCGATCTGCTGCGATTCACGGATTTGTCCATGCCCAAGCTGGACGACTACGCGCCTTCCGAATTGCGCCAGGTGGTGGAAGCGGTGAGGGCGGTAAACAGCGCTTTTTTCGCAATTCAGGCGCGCCTGGGGGCTGTCGCGCCGATGCTCTCGCAAGCTTTGAACGATCCGCCTGTGCCCTCGCCCGCCTCGGCCACGGCGCCGGTGTCTGGGACTATCCCTACGGAGTCTTCCTGAGCGCGATAGAAGAGGCGAACGGGGACTAGGCCTGCCTGGCCTAGTTTCGGAGAGATAGGAAAAGGGCGGACAAGGCCAAGCCCACCAGCCACAATCCCATGACGACAAAGGCCAAAGGCTGCATGGTGAGCATAAAAATACACAGGCAACAAGTAATTAGAACGATTCCCACGGGTGACTCCGGTTGACTGAGAAAGTATAGGCGATGGCCGGCGATCTGGTTGCAAAATTCAAGCTTCAATTCGAGACAGCCCAGGGCGTGCGCGAACTGGACAAGGCGCGGTCCTCCTATGCCGAGTTGCAAGACAACCTGAAGCGTTCCATCGGCACGGCGACCGGTCTGCAACAGGGCATCACGGAAGCGAAGGCGGCCAGCGCGACATGGTTTTCCGCCAAGGAAAAGCTTGCCACCCTCAAGCAACAGGCGGAACAGGCCGGAACTCCGATCAAGGTCTTGAACCAGGCTATTTCCGCCTCCGAAAAAGAAACCCGCGCGGCCCGTGCGGCGATGGATGCCAAGGTAGCGTCTCTCAATCGCCTGCGCACGGCGGCCTCTGCTGCCGGGATTGATGTAAGGAATCTGGCTGCGGAACAGGCGCGCCTGGCTGCTCAGAAATCTTCGGTGGATACCGCCGTCGCCAAGCTTCCGCCTCCGATACCGCGCAAAAACATGCGCGAGGGCATGGACTCCATCAGCGACCAGTTGGGCCGCGCTGGCACATTAGGTGCGATCGCAGTGGGCGGGATGGTAGGCGGCTCTGGGATGGGCGCCGTCGCGCGCCTGGCCGACGAATATGGCAGCCTGAATGCGCGGGTAAAACTCACGGCCGGTAGCCTATTGGAGTTTCGTCAAGCGACGGCTGGCGTGTTGGAAATCTCCAACCGCCACGGCGTGTCCATCGCCGAAACGACCCAGTTTTACAGCCGCGTGGCCGGATCGGTGAAGCTCCTGGGCGGCAACCAGCGGGATGCCCTGGGTGTGACGGAAGCGATGGCCGCTGCCCTGCGACTGGGTGGTTCCACATCGGCGGAAGCCTCTTCCGCGATGCTGCAATTCTCCCAGGCCCTGGCCGCCGGCACCCTGCACGGCCAGGAACTGAACGCCATTCTGGAGAGTGCCCCGGAATTGGCACGGGGAATGGCAGCAGCCCTGGGAATGACCGTGGGCGACCTGAAGAAGGCGGGCGAGGAAGGCAGTCTCACTTCCAAGACCGTGATGGACGCGACACTCAGGATGAAAGATGACCTGGTGAAGCGGGCGGCGCAGATGCCGCTGACCCTGGGCCAGTCCCTCACCGATCTGAAGAATGCCGCCACCACCTACATTGGGGTCGGAGATCAGGCTTCCGGTACTACGCGCAACCTGGCCAAAGTGGTTTCCGGACTGGCCGGAAACTTTGATGCGGCCGTCGGCAGTGCCGCTACGTTGACCGCTGGCTTGGGGACACTTTATCTTGGAATGAAAGCGCTCCAGGCCGGTGCCGCCATCCGGTCTGCGGGCGGCATCGCTGCCATGATCGGCGCGGGCACTGCCGGAATTGGAATTCCGGTGATGCTGGCGCTTCTGGCTGCGGGAGGAGCCGCCTGGCTGATGTTCGGGGACAAGGCCGCCGGTGCCGGCGACAAGGCTACCGCCGCCATGCGGAAGACCATCGAAGAACTGAAAGATTACGATGGCCGCATGGATGCCCGTGAACGCAAGGCGAAGATGGAGGTGTTGCGCAAGCAGATCGAGGAACAGGAAAAGGTACTGAAAGGCCCACTAACCGGAATTCCTGTGAAGGGGCTACAGGGAGAGGAAGCGGACCCTGCCGCCTTGAAGGCCGAGAAAAAAAAGATTCAGGAAGCGCAAGAGAAGATCAAGAAAGAGTTCGCCGACCTGGAGGCGGCAGAATCCAAGTCGACCCTGAATGCCCCTCTGACCAAGGCCCGCGCCGCCCTGGGCCTGGACAAACTCTCCCTGTCCGGACCCAACCTGGTGGATAAGGATGCCAAGGAGCGACTAGACGGATTCTCGAATGCCGCCGTCGCCTTCGCCAAACGCGCCCTGGACGACAACGGAAAGCTCAAGATCAGCTATGGCGAGTTGCGCGAATCCGTCTCTACGCTCCTGGAACTAAAGACCCCGGCTGAATTCAATTCCGGCATCGCCAAACTGCGGCAGGCACTTTCCAGCTACGGCGGCGACAAGCCCGAGGCGAGCATGAATGCCATCCTGCAAACCCTCATCGTCGGCCGGCATGATGCCGCGAAGAAGCAACTGGACGCTCTGATCGCCGGGCTGATGGCCGGTGAAAAACGAACGCTTGACCTGTTTGCCAGCGTGTCCGGGCAGGCACGCATGGCGAGCGCCAGTACGCAGGCAATGGCAAAGGTCGCCGCCGATCTGGCGCACGATCAATCGGCCCTGTCCGGGATTGATGCAGCCGGCAGTCGGGGCGAAATGTCCCAGGCGCAGGCCCAGACCAGTCTAAAACTAGATCTGCTGGAGCAAGAGCGCCGGGCGCGCATGGCTCTGACAGAGGAGATCGGCAAACAGGCCCGTGTCACGGCCCAGGAACAGATTGCCGAAAAGAACTTGGCGCGGGATAAGGCCGTCAAGGAACTGGATAGGCAGATCGCAGAGAAACTGAAGACGGAAACCCCGTCCGACGGCATTCTGGCGGAAATAGCCGCGCTGGAAGGCAAGAAGCGCGACCTCTATGCCGCCACGGCGGCCGCCGTGCGCGACTTGGAACGGGCAGGCGTTCAGGGCGTGAAGGACGCCGAGGCGCAAAAGCAGGACATCGAGCGCCAGTCCGCCCTGGCCCGAAAGTCCATCCTGGAAGACCTGCAAAAGACTGCCGCGACTCAGGCGCAGAGTGCCCTGGAGCGTTACAAGTCCTACGCCCAGCAAGTCATAGACCTGGATAAGCAGATTGCCCGCAACCGGCTGGACACGGCTTCCGCCATTTCCGCACTACAGCGGCGGGATATGGCGCCATCGGAACAGGCGGATAGCCTGCGCAAGGAGATGGCCCGTGTGCAGGCCGAGGCCAATGCGGCCTACCGCTCCGGAGACAAGGCCGGTGCCCTGGACTTGCTACAGCGCAAGAAGGGCCTGGCCGGGGAACTGGCCAACGTCAAGGGTGAGGGCGTTGACCCCAAGGCGCAGAAGGAAGAGGCGATTGCGGCCCTGACCAGCATCGGCGCCCAGGCGGATGCCATCCTGCGCGAGCAGAGGGAAGAAGCCGCCAAGGCGGCCCAGGAGCAGAAGGCGGTCTATATCGAGATGACCGCGGCGGTAAAGGCCCTGGCGCAGGAAATTGCCAAGCTGAACGCCTCCGAGGCCATCAAGCTCAAGACCGAGATCAACACCGATAGCCTGAATACCGCCATCGGTCAAATTCGCGCCGCTCTGGCCAAGGAAACCTTCCAACTCAACGTCGCGGCCGGCAATGTCGGTTCCGCCATCCCGTCCGGACTGTCTCCCGCGGCAATGGCCGTGGCCAGCCAGGCGCCGGCCGCAGCCGTAGGAGCGGCCTTGCCCGCGATGGGCGCCGAAATCGCGGGCAAGCCCGCTCCCGCAACTCCATCCCTGGTGGAACGTGCCGTGGCCCCGGTAATCCGGGCCGCATCAGATCGGGCGGACGGAAAGAACAACAGTTTCTCGGGCAACGGCGGCATGGCCCCCGGCATCCAATCCCTGCAATCCGTCAATATAACCTGGCCAGATGGCCGACGCAGCCAGGTATGGACCAAGCCGGACGCCACCGCCGATCTGCACCGCGCCATCCAGGACACCGCCAGCATGTGGGGCCAGCCATGAACAACCCGCGCAGTTTCAGCATTGATGGCCTGGCGCCGCCCCTATCGGCACTGCATGAGTTCGAACAGAGCTATGCGCCCCTGGCGCAGGTCAGGGTGCAGCGCAAGATGTCCGGCCGGGGCTTCATCCAACAGACCTGGGGCGGCAAGCTCAAGACGACGCTACGCGGCGGCGGCTGGCTGCCGGCGGGCATCGCCGCCCTGGCCACAGAGTTTCCGCGCCTGCCGCATAGCCTGTCCTGCGCCGTGTCCCTGGACCTGCAATCGGCCACCACCGCCATTGCCCTGCCGGTAGGTCGACGCATGGAAGCCGAATACGCCCCCAGGGGCTATGCCCTCCTGGCCGATGGCCGCAGCGTCGCCACGCCCGGCGCCCTGGCCAACGACATCCTGACCCTCACCCCTGTTACCGGTGCCGTGAATTATCAGGCGGTCTACTGGCCGGTGCTGAGCGTATTCCTGACCTCCATCACCCGCCGGCACGATCTGCGCGGCAACGTGACGGGGTGGGAGATTCAGGCGGAGGAGGTATAGATGGCCGAGGTTCTAAGCGTCAACAACTGGCGCTACGACGTCGCGCAAACCAACGGCGTCGCCGGCGGCTGGAAATTGTATTCCTACGGCTCCGGGCCATCGTTGGCCGACATTTCGCTGGCGTACCCGGATAATTCCGGGGCGAATTTTGATTACGGCGGCGTCTCTGAGATAGGCCTGGCCTACCCGGAGGGGGTGCTATCCGTTGATTGGTCGGTATCAGCGACGGCAACGGCCAACCTCAACGTCCAGACCACAGGCCCGGCAACCACGATCACGGGGCTGGGGGCGCGCGTCAGCCGCCGGCTCGGGACGGGGTGCTCGCTGCTTGATGGTGGGCAGGTGGCGCTCACCGGGGAGTTTCTCAACGTATCGGCGTTAGTCGGGGCTGAGACGCCCGTGTTCCCGCTGCCCGCCCATATAGACTATATGGGGGAATCCTACTGGTTCGACGACATCAGCCTAGATGTATCGTGCCCGCCGGGTTGTAGCGTGTGGCTGGACCCGGTATCCGCCAGCGGCGCCGCGCAGTTGTCGGGCGCCGATCCTGCCGGTAAAGTTTGGGTGCTTTCGGAGACCGTGGCATTCCTGACCGCGGCCCCCTCGGAATGGGCGTGGGCGCAGGTGACGGACTCCGGTGCCTGGGACCTCTCCGCCGTCGCTACACGCGGCACGTCGTTTTCGGTGGAGGGCCGCCCGTCCGGGGTGATCGCTATCGTCGCGGGCCGAGAGGGCCGTCCGTCCGGGTCAATCTCTGCCATCGTTAGACATGCGGGCTGTCCCGCTGGGGCAATCTCCGCCATCGTTGGCCGGTCAGGCCGCCCCGCCGGGGCAATCTCCGCCATCGTTCACCGGGAAGGCCGGCCCGCTGGGGTAATCTCCGCCATCGTTGGCTGGTCAGGCCGTCCCGCCGGCGCCCTGATTTGGTCTAGGCGGCCATCGGATACCTCCCAAGCGTGGGCATTCACGCTGCTGATTGACGGCGTGGATTACAGCGCCCGCCTGACGGGTTCCGGGCGGGTCGAAGCCGAAGAGGGGGGCGCGCGCATTGCCGAGATACGCCTCTCTCCGGGCGACACCTCCGAGAATCCAGCGGGTTGGGTGGGGCGCGTTGCCACCCTGGATGTGCGTCGGATTGACCCCGCCGGCAGCGGCCTGCCCTCGGCGCGCCTGTTTACCGGCGTGGTGGACGGCCCGCATCACGAGGTCGACACGGGCACCACCCTCCTCCATTGCACCGATGATCTGCGCAACGTGGTCGGGCGCGCCTCGAAAGCGCAAATTGACGCCGTGGTCGGTGGCCTCTATTCCTACCCGCTCTCGGGCGGGAATCCTATCCTGGGCCATTTTTATTCAGCACCGGAGGGCTGGGCCTACGCGCAGGATCGCGCCGGAACCGTGCGCGGCAGCCTGGATTTGGATGCGTACCGATCCCCGCGCATGACGCCCTGGTCTACCCGAGCCTCTGCCGACCTGGCCTACGGGGTGGACGACATCAACGACGGCAGTCTGTCCGTGGATATCGCTAGGCGCGAGACAGTCAAGAACGTGGTGCGCATCAGCTTCACCTGGCGCCATCCGCGCTGCAAGGTGCGCGCGCTCGCCGTGCATTATGACTACCCCTTTGATGATCCCCAGGTGTTCTACAACGGCTACGATGTGCCGACACGGGCTGCCGTGTCTCAGGCACTGGCGGGTACGGGGTGGACAGTCGGCACGCCCATCAACTGGGTGGCGGCGCCGGCCGGGACGTTCACGCTATTGCTGCCCGGCGGGGGATCGGGCTACCTGGCTCGGTCCCAGGCTGTTGCGGATCAATTGTGCTGGGGGTTTTCCGCCAGCCTCTTCAGGCGCTACGTGCAGTGGGTTGACGATCTGCGCTTCATCAAAGTTTGGAGCGAGGAGAGCGTTTTAGCGATCGGCGAAAGCGCCGAGACAGCCTCCGGCAGCGTCGCCGTGATTTTCGATGCATCGGCATGGGAGGCCAACCCCAAGATGCAGCCCATTATCGACAACCCATCCAGCGGTGAGCGCTGGGTGGACTACGGAGGCTCGCTCGCCGGATTGTCGGCAACGGACATCAACAACATCGTCGCCCACAACCTGGATGCGTCTCGGCTCTATGCCACGGATGCCGCCGGCGCGCAACTGGCGCAATCGGTATTGGTGGCCCGTGCAAAGCGCACCATCGCCGGATCTCATCGGTATAATACTGTGTCCTGGGAGACGGGTTTTGATACCCGTGTTGATGTGACGCTGACCGCATCGGTGGCGGTGGCGACCTCCCACGTCAGCGCCCAGGGCAAGATTAGATCATTCACCCATGCCTGGGATTTTGATTCCATGGTATTTTCAACACGTATCCAGATTGCGCTGTCAGAGATGTACGGCGCCGGCGTCGACCCCATGATCTCCGCGCCGATTCCGGTGGCCAGCCCATTGCCGCCCACCGGGCCATTTAGTGTTACGGCCGCAACCCATGTCGGCAATGCCGTGAACACGCCCAACGGCGGGCCAACAGTCAGGGCGTGGCAGACTGAGGATACCCGGCCCGGTGTGGGTGTCGCGACCTGGGGGCTGTTCACCAACATCAATAACCCCTCGGCCACGGATTACCGGGCGAGCGCCCCGCGTTTCACGGCGCAGTTTACGGTACAGACACCGGAAATCGAGGCGGCGTCGCGCGATAACTTGAGATTGGTTACGCCCATCACCCTGGCGGTCAACGTGCCGCAGGATTTGCTCACCATTGTTCCGTAGGAGGCCTTATGGCGATATCGTTTAATCTGTTTCTTGACGCAGCCCTGACCCTGCCCCTGTCCGCTCCGTTGACGTTTTATCCCACCGACGACAATCCGACGCCGGAGGAAAAAACCCTTTGGTTCGGCAGCCCGGTAGACGGCACGAAGTGCCAGGCGAGCAGCGCCCCCGGCGTGGATCAGATTGTGCTTTCGGTTACTGACTCCAACACCGCATCGGGAGAGCCGACAAGCGCCGTCGCCTGGGCGCTCACGCAGTCTCTACTGGATACCGCGACAGGCGGCGAGGCACTCAACCTGGGTGTAACGGTCAATTCCGGGGTTGCGAACGCGGTGCCGGTCTGGGTTAAATTCACCGATACGACCGGCACGTTAGGCAACTATAACGACCTGGGTTGGACGTTCAATAACCTGTTTGAATCTGCCCGGTAGCGCTCCCGTGTCCAGTATCAATCGTTTCATCCTGGTGGATAATCTACGGCGCCTGGTGCCGCAGGCGGCCCCATCCAGCCTACCCAATCTGCCGCCCGCCGCGCCCATTCCGCAGTCGGTGGGCGCGGGCTTAATATCCGCCGTCTCGGATAAGAGCGCCGCCGGCTTGGCGCTCGGCGCACAAAGCACGGCTATTTTTTCCTCGACCGACGGTGTTTTCACGTTCTCAGTGGCTGTTCGCGAGGGCATCGCCGGCGACGGCACAACCGTGAGAATTCTTGTAGCATGAATTGGGGAAATCCTTGGCATGGCTGGATTGTAAAAGGTCAATTGCTCACACCCGCCGGCCCCCGGCCTGTGGCTGCTGCAGCCTATCCATCCTGGACGGTGGTGCCTGATAACTAGTGCCTGACCGAAAAAGCATGTTTTTTGGCGAGCAAGGCGGGGGAACTGGGTAGGGTCATGAGTTGGGGGACGAAGCGATAGGCGAAAGGCGCTATTTTGAGCCGGATATTTCTGCGCGGGCG